GTTTCGTATGAAATATAATATTTTAAAATAATTTTTTTAATTTTGACTTTTATAACTTCTATAAGATATTATTAATTATAACATTCCTATTAGGAGGATATAAAAATGTCAGATCAAGAAAACCCAAGCCTAGGTATTCAAGATATTAAGAATGCACTTAGCGTAATCGATTATGCGGCTGAGCAAGGTGCATTCAAAGGTTGGAGTACTATCGAACAAGTATTGGCTGTTCGCAATCGTTTGAACAATTTTGTAAATTTTGCTCAACAACAAGTCGAAACTAATGCGTCAGAAGATGATGCTACAGAAGCGACATTAGAATCTGCCACCGATTCTAATGAAGAAGCATTGGCAACAGCGGTAGCATAACTTTTAATTAATTGGATTAAAAATGAAAAGACACATTGGACGTATGGCTAATACCGATCAAAAGATCGTAGTAGTCTTTATGCAAATCCCAGGAAAGGAAGATCACTCGTTGGTAGTTTCTACCGACAATCTTCCTCCTCGCTGGGAGCAATACCTTATGCAGATTCTGGAAAGTCCAGAAGGCCAAGGTGATGAAAATCTAGGTTCGGTTCTTGGTCGTAGACTTATGCCAGAAAGTACCGAAACTTTGCTACAATCTCTGCATTCGGCAAATCTTCTAGTTTCGGTCTCGGTAGATAATGTAATTATGTATCCAGCACCAAATCAACCATATCCTCTAAGGAAGATTTTGGAAAATCTTGGAAGATTAGTTCCACAAAACAACGCAGAAACCAGTAAGTTCAACCCATATACTTCTAATCAAGAAGCAGATGCTAAACAAGATGGTCTCGGTGTAGCAAATGGACTTCTACAGGAAGCTGAGATGCTTGAAGCCGAAGCACGCAATAAGCGCGAACGTGCTTATAGCTTTGCTCCGCAACTTAGATCACAACATGAAAAACCTACGGCGAGTAAGGCTTTTAGCTTAAATACCGAAGTAGTTCCAGAAAAGGTTGCTCCTAAGAAAGCAACTAAGGTTACTGCTAAGGCCCCAAGAAAGACTTCGGCACCAAAAGCTTAATGTCAAAACTTCGTCAAGATTTTATTCAAAAGATTTTAGAAGAACGGGATAAACAATGTGATCTTCCTGGTTCTGAATGGGACATGAAAAATACCCCGAATGATTGGATAGCTATTGCTTCCTATTATTTTTCACAAACTGCTACACGAAAGCACATGTCTCAACCTATTGAAGAATTCGAAGACGATATGATTAAAGCAGCAGCAGTAATTCTTGCTGCCCTTGAACATAGCATTATTATGAAAAAATCAGGAAACCTCCGGTAGTAATTACCGGAGGTTTATTTAACATAAGTTATTCGGGTAAATACTTATGTTAAGGAGGACTTTCTATGACCCCTAGTGATCTATTTGAAGATATTATCCAAAGCATCGATCCCGATGAAGTACCATTGGAATTTATTGTTTTAGCAAAAGTAACCGATTTCAATGGAAATGAAAGAGTGCTTCGTGGAGCGGAACTCGCAAAAATTATGCGAGGACCGGAAAGACGAAAACTTTCAGAAGCCCGTATTATATTGAATATTAGAAAAATACGGGAGGCAATTGCGTTTGGTGTAAACGAAATATACGATGAAATTAATCGTAAACTTTCTGAAGAAAATCAACCGCCTAATCCACCATTAGATCATAAAAATAAAGACATTTAATCAAATCCTTGGTATATTAATTTATATCAAGGATTTTTTTTATGATTAACAGTGATCAACGAATGATCGAAACACAAGCCCGAAAAATTTCGGAGCTTAATGAACGTGTTCGTTCAAAAGATGCCGAAATATGCAATCTCAAAGATAAAATGTATCGCGAGCATCTTGCCGGTAAATTTTATTTGGAAATGCAAAAAGCTATCCTCGATAATCCAAGTTTGAAATCAGAATGGGACCATTTTTGTATTGTTCTAATGATGGTTTGCCCAGAATTGGATGAAATATTATCAACCGTGATCAAAGAGCATGAAATAGCACACTCTTCATCTAATTTCTATAGCTGAGAATAGACATGACAAAACAACATGAAATATTAAGTGATTCAAAATATGTTCCCGTATTAGACCATGGATTTGTCGGTCTAATAGAAACTATGGGAACCGATTCATCTATAGTACAAGCCGCCCGCGTATCCTATGGCGACGGAACTAAGACAGTATTAGAAGATCGTGGTTTAATTCGTTATTTAATGAAGCATAAACACACTTCCCCGTTCGAGATGTGCCAGATCAAGATTCATATAAAAATGCCAATTTTTGTTATGAGACAATGGGTTCGCCACCGTACCGCTAGTTTAAACGAATATTCGGGTCGATATTCTGTGATGACTGATGAATTCTATATGCCGACACTTGATCATATCCAGCCACAAAGTTTGGACAATAAGCAAGGTCGTGATGGAAATATTTCAGATAAATCAAAAGAAGGTGTTCAGTGGTTAATTAAAAATGCCAATGATCATTCCTACAACGTCTATCGAACTCTTTTGGGAGAACGAGGTTCTGATATAGATGATATGTACGAACCATATGGAGATGATGTCGATTCTTTATTAGACGATGATTTTTCCGGCATTGCTCGTGAATTAGCTAGAACCGTCTTGCCAGTCGCCAACTATACGGAGCTATATTGGACACAAAACTTGCATAATATGATGCATCTGATGAAGCTACGCATGGACTCACATGCTCAATATGAAATCAGAGTTTTTGCCCAAGCAGTATATGATCTAATTCAACCGATTTATCCCAATGCTATTCAAGCATTTGACGATTATGTTCGGGACGCAAAATCTCTTTCCCGTATGGAAGTTGATCTGACAAAGATGTTGTTTGCGGCACCAGTGGCACCTCGTGAAGCCTTAATTTCTCTTTATAGCTCTGCAAAATCGGAAAAAGAATTTGCAGAAAGCTATAGTCTCTCATTGCGAGAGTTGAGAGAGTTTGTCCAACAATGGGGTCTACCCTCATTTTCTGAATCAAAAAATTGACTTTTGGTTAACCAAACCGATAAGATTAAAAAATAGAAGCCCATTGAAGAGGATAATTAACATGGCTCTTGATACACAAACACTTTCCGCAAATGATCGCGTCCGCTTGAGAGATTTTATGGATGGGGCCATGCGCGTCTTCCAAGAAACAGATGACCTCAAGGCGGGCCTCAAGGACACCGCTAAGACCATCGCAGAAGAGTTTGGATGGAAGCCCAGCGTATTGATGAAAGCCGCCAGAGTGGCTTACAAGGCGTCTATCGAAGAAGAAAAGAATGCCTTCGATATGATTGAGGAAATTCTTGAAGTAACGGGCAGACGCTAAAATATCTAGTCTCCCCACAATTCAAACATAAGTTTTGCATCGTGGGGAGATATTTTCTAATATATAATTGTTTATAGCAAATTTGTTATTTTCTTCTCCCAATAAAATATACGGGATCGAAGTTTTTCTAATTTAAATTCGGTGAATAATGAGCTACGTTGATGCATATTATGATAAAAATAAAGATACAATCTTTGTTGCAGAGCGCATCAATGGTGAAAGAATATTAACTGAATTTGAACCAGACCATACATTTTATTATTCTCACCCATCGGGTTCGCATATTTCTCTATATGGCGATACCTGTAAGAAATATTCAACTAATAGTTCACAAAAGTTTCGTAAAGAACTCAATAGAATTACTTATAGTTCATCTTCAAAAACCCCAGTTAAGATTTTTGAAAGTGACATTAACCCCATATTTCGTAGTTTGGCCAATCATTATGCGGGCGTTGAGGCCCCAGAACTAAACATTGGGTTCTTCGATATTGAAGTTGATTTTGATCCTGAGTTTGGATTTGCTCCGCCAGATGATCCATTTAATAAAATTACCGCAATTTCTGTGTACCTATCACATTTGAATAAAATGGTGACATTGGTATTATGTCCGCCAACATATTCATCGGAAGAAGGTAACAAAATATGTGGAACCTTCGAAGACACATATCTATATACTGATGAAAAACAACTCTTGAAAGATTTCATGGAAGTCATTCAAGACGTTGATGTTCTTTCAGGCTGGAATAGTTCAACATTCGATATTCCTTATATTGTTAACCGCATTATAAAAATTATTGGGTCGGATGCTACTCGCGAACTTTGTTTGTGGGATCAAAAACCACGCAAGAGAATGGTTAAGAAGTTCAAGAAAGAACTTGAATCATATGATTTGGTTGGCCGTGTCCATCTAGACTATCTTGAATTATATCAAAAGCATAATCCGCAACAACTCCACTCATATCGTTTGGATTATGTTGGGGAAATCGAAGTTAAAGAAAATAAAATCCCATATGAAGGAACATTGGACGATCTTTATAAGAAAGATTTTACAAAGTTCATTGAATATAATAGACAAGATACTATTCTTCTTCATAAGATTGATCAGAAAAAGCGTTTTATTGAACTTGCTAACCAAGTTGCGCATAATAATTGCGTGCTTCTTAAAACTACTATGGGATCGGTAGCCCTAGTAGAACAAGCGATAATCAACGAAATGCATCAGATGAATCTGATTGCACCAGATCGAAAGAAGCAAGTAGAAGAAATTAGCAATTTAGACCTTGCTGATGACGATGATGAAGAAGTGGATGATGGTCGAACACCCGTGGTTGGCGCGTATGTTGCACAACCAAAAAAAGGTCTTCATTCTGAAATCGGCTGCGTCGATATTAACTCACTTTATCCTTCTGCAATTAGAGCATTAAATATTAGCCCTGAGACTATAGTTGGGCAAGTTCGTTTAGATGCCACTATGTTAGAAGTCGAAAATAGAATAAAGAGTGGTATCCCAAAGAAAGATGCGTGGGAAGGTATTTTCCGAGCATTAGAAGTTGATTACATTCATGAAAAAAATAGCATACCAATAACCGTTGATTTCGAAGATGGTACTACTCGTATTATGTCCGGTCGGGATTTATACAAGTTTATTTTTGATCCTAATAATCAATTGTGCATTTCCGCTAATGGCACCATCTTTAGTACTAGAAAAACGGGCATCATCCCCCTTCTGTTGGCCAAGTGGTATGCAGAACGTCAAGAGATGCAAGATAAACAAAGATCGTTTGAAAAGAAGCTCAAAGACGCAAGTTCTCCAGAAGAAGAAAAAGAGATAAAATATTGGATTAGCTTCTGGAATCAACGCCAGCAAGCTCGTAAAATTTTGTTGAACAGTTTGTATGGCGCTTTGTTGAATGAAGGATTGCGCTTCTATGATGAAAGAATGGGACAATCGGTTACACTTACAGGTCGTTCTATTGTCAAGCATATGAACTCCAAGATAAATGAAATCATTGCAGAAGAATATGACTATAAAGGGGATGCTATTGTATATTCCGATACAGATAGCTCATATTTTACGGCGGATAAACTAATTAAAGAAAATGGTTTAAGTAGAGAGCAAGTCATTGATTTATATGATGCGATAGCAGAAGAAGTTAATGAAAGTTTCCCACAATTTATGAATAGAGAGTTTAACACCTCTATAGAGCGTGGTGCGATAATTAAAGCTGGTCGAGAATTAGTGGCGTCCAGAGGATTGTTCATTAAAAAGAAAAAATACGCCGTTTTGATGTACGATAAAGAAGGTGAACGCCTAGATACAGGCAATAGCCCAGGAAAACTAAAGCCAATGGGTCTTGATCTTAAGCGGTCTGATACTCCTAAGTTCATGCAAGTATTTTTAGAAAAAATCCTCATAGACCTATTGACTGGCGTATCTCGTGCGGAAATATTTGAGCAAATTAAAGAATTCCGAAAAGAGTTTACAAAACGCCCAGCTTGGGAAAAGGGTACACCAAAAAAAGTTAATGCATTATCAGATTATGCTAAAAGAAAAAAATCATCTGAAAATTTGGGTCTTATGGATGCAGCCAAATTGAAAAAAGGTACAAAGCATAAGGTCAATACTGTTTCGCATATTGAGGCTGCTGTAAACTGGAATAAACTTCGAGATATTCATAATGATAGATATTCTATGTCTATTGGTGATGGAACAAAGATCATTGTCTGTAAACTAAAAAAGAATCATATGAATATCGAACGAGTTGCATATCCAATCGATGAAATGCATTTACCTGAATGGTTTAAGGCATTACCATTCGACCATTCTGATATGGAAAATACGATCATTGATATGAAATTAAAGAATCTTCTTGGAGTTCTTAGTGATTGGAATTTATCAGAAACAAAAGAAAAACCAGGCGATGAGTTTTTTGTTTTCAAATAATATTGCCTAATTCTACCATAATTTGGTAATATGAGATTATAGAAATTAACTTAGAGGATAATAAAATGAGCCTACCAACCGTAGTCCCATCTGTTTCATTTCAAACACGTGTTCGTGACGACTCAATCGAAGGACCAAATCCCTTCCGTTGGGAAACAAAAACATCATTTGATTATTTCGGTGGAAAGAAAGTAATCCTATTTTCTCTTCCAGGAGCCTTTACTCCAACCTGCTCTACTTTTCAACTTCCAGATTTTGAGAAGATGTTCGAAGATTTTAAGTCATATGGAATTGATGATGTTTATTGCATCTCGGTAAATGATGCATTTGTTATGAATGCTTGGGGTAATACTCAAAGCATTAATAACATAAAGCTCATTCCAGACGGCTCTGGGAGATTTACACAAGGCATGGATATGCTTGTAGACAAGGATAACCTAGGATTCGGTAAGCGGTCATGGCGCTATGCGGCCATTATCAATAATGGAACCATTGAACAATGGTTTATCGAGCCTGGAAAGACTGATAATGCTGGAGATGATCCTTATGGGCAAACATCACCACAAAGTGTTATGAACTGGTTACAATACAAAAATCAACAAGCTTAATTGGAGTTAAGTTAATGAGAGACGTTTTATTAGATATTATCCGTCAAACTAATGGGTTGATGGAATGTCTTAAGATTTCTGGAACAGACAAGGTAACCCTTATCAAGGGATGTGATTCTGAAAAAACATTATTTGTTGAAGCAGAATTAAAGAATGTTGTATCAGAGTTCGAAGGTGAGTTTGGGATTAGCAATATGTCTCTTCTCAATGGTCTTCTTAATTTTGCAAATTATCGTACATCTGACGCAGTATTTTCCGTAAAGAAGATGGAACGTAATGGTCAAAACACAGTAGAAAAGTTTGAATTTCGAAATGCGGTTACCGGAAACGATGCCGATTTTCGAATGATGGACCCTCGCCATATACCAGAACAAGCTACCATTCCAACTAACATTCCGTGGGATGTCGAGTTTTCTCCTTCTAAGTCGAAGATATCTGAGTTTTCTCAATTGGCTAGCTTGTATGCAGAGGTTGATAAGTGCTTTGGTATTCGTACAGTTAAAGGCGATCTTCAATTCTTTATTGGTGATGAAGAAAATTCTTCTAGCCACCGAGCAAGCATGGTGTTTGAGAATGGTGCTTCTGGCGAACTAAAGGGAAATCTTTCTTGGACCACTGCTCAGTTTCTTTCAATCATGAAACTAAGTGGAAATAATCCAACTACGATGAAGGTCACAAATCGTGGCGTTCTTTTGATATCAGTTGAAACTGCTCACGGTATTTACAACTATTTCTTAAGGGCTAACCGATAATATTGTAGATTATAGAATCGACCGCTCTGCATTTATCCAAGAGGGAGGTGAGCAATCACTCGCGAGCGGTGGTAGCGTTAGGATGGCTCTCAGTCAGCCTTTCGTGACAGGGGGGATGGACCTGCGGGTCCACCCCCCAATATGCTAAATAAGTACGTATATTATTGGGATCAGGAGAACTAAAAATGGCTAAAATACCTTTCAAATGGTTACCAGCGAGTTGGGGTCTAAAAGGCAAGTCATATGACCTTGCTGAAGCCAATTATTATCATACTGGAAGAGAATTAGATTATAAGCTTCTTGAAGTTGAAAAGAATCATGGTCTTTCTGAAAAAGAATACAATAGTAAGTTTAATAATTTGCAACATCAATATGGTTTGATTGCTGATTACGACTATGCCCTTAATAATGTAAAAATAGATAATAATGGTGAAATACCAGCAGAAGACCGGTTGCGGTTAGAACTTTTACATAATAAAATTGATGAATATGAATATGATAAATCCCTCGTATTTCTAGATTTCCCTGATGCGGATACCGTTAAGCATAAAGTAAGTATGTTAGCCGTAGATTTTAAGCATGGGAAAATTGAAAAAAATAAGTTTGAAAAAACTACGGCCACTTTAAAAGAAGAACCGTGGATTGATATCGTAGATCATGGCTTTGATCCTAAGCAAGGAGTCAATGGGGTTTATTTTGAGTTTGATTGGAACGAATATTGGGTAGATTTTCTTCGTAAGAATGGATATCACGGGTTTAATGATGAACAAATTGTCGAACAATGGTTCTCCGATGTATGCCGTACTCAAGTAGACGGAACTCCTGTGGAAAATGATACTGTTCCATTTAACTCTTCTCGCGCAATCACTCGTCAATACCCAAATGATGACGGCAGTACCGGATATAGTTGATTAATTCTACTACTATGGATAAAAGATATGCATCTCGCAAAATAATCGCGATTGTGGCATAGTCGAGTAATAAATGAACAGTAGCGTTCATTTTATAATTAATATCTTTTATCAAACATTAAAAAAAAATGTTTGCCCAACAGATCAATTGGCTGAGCGTTCAAAGTTTATTTTATAAGCTTATACTTATAATTTACAACTTCCGCCTCATGTTGTCTAAACCGGCGTTGAACCCGATTAATTAGCAACTTGCCACCATTTATTTATTTGAATTTGCGTCAAACTATGATTAATATGATGTTTAGAGAGGTTTCATGACTCGTTACGCAATTATTGATGTAAGCAATCTATTTTATAGAGCTAGGCATACGTGTCAGGGTGATCCTTACACTAAGGTAGGCATGGCCATGAATACTGTTTTTCAAAGTCTTCGAAAGATTTATAGAGAAACAAAAGTAGATCATATGGTGTTCAGTTTTGATTCTTTGAGTTGGCGATATGCGGCATATCCTCAATACAAAGAATCAAGAAAATTAAAACGCCTTAGTGGCTCAAAAGATGACATCGAAGAAGATGAGGCATTTAAAGTTGCATTATCTGATTTTGCAAAGTTCATGGTCGAAAAAACTAGATGTACTTCTTTAATTCAAGATCGTATAGAAGGTGATGATTTTATTGCCAGATGGATTCAATTACATCCATCGGATGAGCATGTTATTATATCTGGTGATAGTGACTTTATTCAACTATTATCCCCAAATGTTTCTATATATAATGGAATAGAAGATAGAACTATATATCATGATCGTGTTATTGATGGTCGCGGAAATAGCTTAGCATTTAATGTAGAACCTTCCTCTGGGAAAATTAAAATTATTGGAAAGATAGATGATTTAAAAAAGAAGCATCTTTCGGAACAAAAGCAATTAAAAAAGCAAAACTTAGATCATAATATATCTGATTTTGAATTCCAACCAGAAGACGATTGGTGCAAAAAAGCTCTTTTTATAAAAATTGTTCGTGGAGATAGCGGGGATGGTATTTTTTCATGCAATCCAGGCGTTCGATATGCTGGTAGCAATAAAAAAGTTGGAATCAGAGAAGCATGGGAAGATCGATCAGGTCAGGGCTATAACTGGAACAATTTCATGCTTCAACAATGGGAAAAGTTGGTAGGCTTCGACGATAACGGTCAGCCAATTAAAAAATCTGTTCGAGTAATTGATGAGTTTAAGTTTAATGAAAGTTTGATTGACTTAACGAAACAGCCAGACGATATCAAAGAACTAATGGATACTACTATAGTAGACGCTGTTCAAAAACCACAAGTATCCAATGTTGGAATACATTTTCTTAAATTTTGCAACAAGTATGATTTGCCTTTATTGGCCAGAAATGCAAATGACCATGCCGAATATTTAAATCGGGGATATATGAGATAATTATGGATGAATCAATTCAAAACTTTATTAATAAATCTAAAATTGCTAATTCTATGGGTACGAATGAGATTCGTCTTTCTATTCAAGAAGCGGTTGGATTATCGTTGGCTATCAACGAAATTTTAGTAGCGCATATGCTTCTTAATAACAAAATTCAAGATTTGGAGAATCTTATAGGAAGTTCTATAAAGATGGATGGCGGAAAATTATGAACTACACGCTGTTCATTTTATTTTTACTTATTGCTGGACATGCTCTTGGTGATTATGCACTACAAAATCAATATGTAGCAGATGCAAAAAACCGGCATAATGAGCACGGCAAAGAAGTATGGTGGATAGTTTTAACTGCACATTCTTTAATACATGGCGCAATTGTTGCTCTTATAACAAGTTCTGTTACTTTGGGTATTTTAGAGACAATTGCGCATTGGATAACTGATTATGCCAAATGTGAAAAAATGATCGATTATAAAACTGATCAATTTTTACATATAATTCACAAGTTTATTTGGTTTTTTATAATTTTAGCCAGTGGGGGATTTCAACCAGCATGACCAATTCTTTGATACTCAGTGCCATATTCGTCGTATGCCACGTGATCAGTCCAAATTTGATAATTAACTTTGCCATTCTCGCCGCGAGTACGAAGTTCCATTTTTCTAGTTGGATTTTCCGACGTTAAACTATTGATGTGAATTACAAATAAATCATGTTCTTCTTCATTTAATAATGATCTAATATCTTTTCCTATAATTTCTTCTTTTGTTAAATTATACCAATTTGCAAATTTTGAATTCGCAAAGGTTATATTAAAATCTTTATTAAAGAAGCAAATCATTTTAGCTTCTTTATTTTTACTTTCATTTCTCTTAGTTTTTATAGTTATTAACGATGCTGGTTCATTATGCCAAATTATATTAGAAGTTGTAAATGAAATATCAATTAAATGCCCATCATGATGTTTGCCCATATCAGAAGAAAATATTAATATATCCAAAGATTGCGACAAAAGTTCTTCTACTGAATAGCCGTAGAGATTACTAACTGCTCGATTTGCCGCCAATATTCTTTTCCCTTTGACAACTAAAATACCATCAAAGCTTTCTTCAAAAATGCTTCTATAGCATTTCATTTTTTCATGAGCATCGCTGCACGGTTCGCATGGGATTTCACTTATATCTCGTATTGCTAACAAAATTATGGAACTACCATCAGACCTATCTAACTTGGTGTGATTTATTTTTATAGGAAATGAGCTATTATCTTTTCTTTTACCGCTCAGATCATGTTCTTCTTCGCTAATATCCATCATAGCTAGAAATGTCCAAATATCATCAAACGTTTTGAAGTTATGCGTTTTGCTATTAAACAAATCTCCAACAAAGCTGCAACGAACCTCATCCGAAGTCATATCAAATATTTTTTCAGCAGCAGGATTAAATGCTTGCACTTTTCCATCAGAGTCGCAAATTATTAATGCATCATTCAATATTCTGGCAGTGCTTTCGATTTGTGCCATAGTATCTTCTAGTTTAGACTTAAGTTTCTTGGTAACTAATTGTGCCATATCTGCGGTTTCAGTCGCCGCTAATAATAATGCATTCTGGCTATCAATAAGCATAAGATCACGAATCGCTTCGCGAATTTTATTTTCACCATTATTCTTTTTTTTACCAAACCAATTCATAGCATACCTTTATCGAATATTTACTGTAAACGACCTTTGATTTCATATAGGACGAGCTTTAGAGAATTTAATGCTTCAGTAAGCGTTAAATTTCCTT